ACAAATTTAGGAAGTAGTTGGAATGCTGTTTCTGATGAACGCATGAAAACAATTATTGAGCCAATTGAGAATGCCGCTGAAAAAGTTTCTTCACTTCGGGCTGTTATTGGTTACTACAATAATGATGAATCTCAAACACGCCGCCCATTTTTGATTGCTCAAGATGTGCAGGATGTTTTGCCAGAGGCTGTCAATATTCAAAACCTTGAAACAGGAACGCTTGGTATGTCGTACACCGACACCATCCCTCTATTAGTTGCTGCAATCAAAGAACAACAAGCTCTCATCACAGCCCTGACAGCACGAATCACAGTATTAGAAGGAGCATAACATGGGAAAGACAGCATCATTAGCAAACATAGGCAGCATTGCTGACAGCTCGCTAGGCTTTAGAAACCGCATCATCAATGGCGCAATGGTGATTGACCAAAGGAATGCGGGGGCTTCGTTTACACCAACAGACCAAACTTATTCTCTTGATCGCTGGAAGTGTCGTGTAAGTCAAGCCAGTAAATATACAGTTCAGCAAAATGCTGGTTCTGTTACTCCTCCAGCGGGATTCAAAAACTATCTAGGGGTTACTTCTTCGTCTGCTTACTCAATAACATCAAGCGACTATTTTGCTGTTTTACAAATTGTTGAAGGCTTAAATACATACGATTTAAATTGGGGAACAGCGTCAGCATCAACAATCACAATTTCTTTTTGGGTGCGTAGTTCATTAACAGGAACATTTGGCGGGGCTTTAATGAACTCTGCTGAAGTTCGTTCATATCCTTTTACATACACAATTTCATCTGCAAACACTTGGGAGCAAAAGAGTGTGACCATTGCTGGTGACCAGTCTGGCACATGGCTAACCACAAATGGTATTGGTTTGTATGTGGTTTTTGGTCTTGGTGTGGGTTCAACATACAGCGGTACTGCTGGTGCATGGGCGGCATCTGCAACAATTCTTTCAGCCACAGGCGCAACAAGCGTAGTCGGCACAAACGGCGCAACTTTCTACATCACAGGCGTACAGCTAGAAAAAGGCTCAACAGCAACGTCATTTGATTACAGACCTTATGGTACTGAGTTGGCTTTGTGTCAGAGATATGCACAGCCTTGCGGTCAAGGCGGTACTGGAAGAGCATCTAGCACTACTGGTCTTGAAACCACGACTCAATTTAGAGTTCCAATGCGAACAACCCCAACTATTACTTTTGGTGGATTTTCTGGAGCGCAGACAGAAATTAGCCAATTCGGTATTGGCTCAGTTACAGTCTCGGCTGTTTCTAACAGTGGCTTTGCTTCTGCAACGGGTTCGTACTTGTCATATACAACCACAGGGGCAACCAGTGCATCTTTCATCGCTTGTATAAAAGGCGATACTTCATTTGCTAGTGCGGAGTTGTAAAAATGTATAAATTAACTAACACCATTTATTCGACAGAGGTTTTGGGTGTGCTTCGTCTGAGCGATGGTGCTTGCATCCCCTTTGACCCCGACAACACCGACTACCAAGCCTATCTAAAGTGGCTTGCAGAGGGCAATACACCTGAACCAGCAGAGGAGCAAGCATGAGTGAAGAGCTTATAACCAAGACAGAAGCTAGACTTGATAGTCATGAACAAGTATGTGCAGAGCGTTATGCTGCTATTGAACGTAGCTTAGATAATGGGAATACACGGATGACTAAGATTGAGTATTTGTTATATGGTGTTATGTTGTGTGTCTTACTAGGCCCGGGTCAAGCAGCAGAGTTCTTCAAGAAGTTTTTCGGAGCATAACATTGATCCATTCACACTGGCCTTCACTGCTCTGGCAGCCATTAAACAAGGCGTTGCTTTTTATAAAGATGCAAAAGCAGCAGGCAACGATGTCTCCAAAATTGCAAGGGAAATCTCTGGATACATAGGCAGTTTCTTTGATGCACAAGAACAAGTCAAACAAGTAATACAAGAAGAGAAGAAGAAGCCAACAAAGAGTTTAAAAGCACAGGCTCTAGATAATATATTAAATCAAATAGAGCTTGAGAGACAGGCAGTAGAGTTAAGAGAGTTTCTTATATACCAAGTAGATCCAGAGCTTGGGGCAGTATGGAGTAGGTTTGAAGAAGAGTATGCAAGACTACAACAGGAGCAAGAACAAGAAAGGCTTATAGCAGAACAGAAAGCAAGGGAGGCAGCATGGCAACGAAAGCAACTAATAAGCTCCCTGCAAGACAAGGCTCTGCAAATAGCAGCAGTGAGTCTAGTTACTATATACCTCCTCCTCCTGTTCTGGTTGATAACAATAGACAGGAAACTTCGATGGGGTTTTTAGTTTGTTTGATTTCAATGGTGCTTGTGTTTGTTCTGATGCTTCCTGTTATGGGCTTTATGTTATTTGATGTAAAGTCAGCTAGGCAAGAATGCAGATATGAACGACAGAAGATGGAACAACTTGTAAGACAAATAGAGAAAGAGAAAGAAAAATGATACCAATTGTAGGAGCCTTGTTAAGCACCCTTGCTGAGAATGGTCTAGGTCTTTTGTCCTCTGCCATCCAAGCCAAGGGCAAAGAAGTTGTAGAGAAGACCTTAGGTGTAAAGATTGCTGACAACCCAACACCAGCAGATGTTGCTAATTTACGACAGCTTCAGTATGACCACGAAGAACGCCTCTTAGAACTTGGCATTGAGAAGGCTAAGATGGAACTGGCTGAGCTTGAGTTGTTTGCTAAGGCATCACAGAACGAAGAAGACAATGTGTCAGACCGCTGGAATGCAGACATGTCCTCTGACTCTTGGCTGTCCAAGAACATACGCCCTATGAGCCTCATAGCCATCTTCCTTGGCTACTTCCTGTTTGCTATGATGAGTGCCTATGGGTATAATGCGAATGAGTCGTATGTAACATTGCTAGGCAACTGGGGAATGCTCATTATGGGAGCCTACTTCGGTGGTAGGACAGTAGAGAAACTTGCAGAAATGAGGAAGAAATGAATCTATCAGATGAACAAGCAGCTTTCCTGTTAGACATGTGTGAGCTTATTCAATATGCTACAAAGCAGGGCTTCAAGGTTACAGGTGGGGAGCTTGCACGTACACCAGAACAACAAGCCATCTATTTCAAGACAGGCCGTAGCAAGACAATGAACTCCATCCATCTGAAGCGATGTGCAATGGACTTGAACTTCTTTAAAGATGGTAAGATTATATGGGACAAAGAAACCCTTGCACCACTAGGCCACTATTGGGAGAAGCTCAATAGCAAGAATAGATGGGGAGGCAACTTCAAGTCTCTCGTAGATTGTCCTCATTTTGAACGTAACATTTAAGGAAGCATATGAAACAGACTAAGAAACAAACAGCCAAGATGGGCAAGGTTATGAGTGAATACAAAGCTGGTTCTTTGCACAGTGGCAAGGGTGGCAAGGTTGTAACCTCTCCCAAGCAGGCTGTAGCCATTGCCATGAGTGAGGCAAAGCTGCCCATGAGAGGCCAGAGAACAGCCACTAACAAGGCTAAAAAGAAGTGAAGGATAGTAGACTAGCCAGAGCTGGCGTTAGTGGCTTTAACAAGCCCAAGGCAACGCCTAGTCACCCCACCAAAAGCCACGTTGTTGTGGCTAAAGAGGGTGACAAGGTTAAGACCATACGCTTTGGGCAACAAGGCGTGTCTGGAAGCCCCAAGAAGGACAATGAGTCTGAGGCTTACAAGAACCGAAGAGAGAGCTTTAAAGCCCGACATTCTTCTAACATAGCCAAAGGTAAGATGAGTGCTGCTTATTGGGCTGATAAGGTTAAGTGGTAGCTTGACAAATATAACAAACCATGTTATAATATAAACATATAAGGAAATAGTATGACATATTTAGAAGCTGTCAATAGTGTACTACGAAGACTCAGGGAACGAGAGGTACTTTCTGTTTCCGAAACTGCCTATAGTAAACTTATTGGTGACTTTGTAAATGATGCACGGAACGAGGTTGAAACTGCTTGGAGCTGGTCTGGTCTCAGAACAACCTTAACACTAACCACTACAGCCAACATCTTTAACTATGAGCTGAATGGTAGTCAGAACAACTTTACAGTACTTGATGTCATCAATGACACCTCCGATCAGTTTATGGAGTATCGTCCCGGTTCTTGGTTTGACAATGCTTTCTTAACTCAAGGAACTGTTCTTGGTGCTCCTGAGTATTACAACTTCAATGGTGTAGCCAACGATGGTGACACACAGGTTGACATCTATCCAGTTCCTGATGCTGTATACACCATTCGCTTCAATGTGGTTTTACGTAACCAAGACATGGTTGGTGATGGTGATGACTTATATATTCCTACACGTCCTGTAATCCTCTTAGCCCTTGCTAAGGCCATTGAAGAGCGTGGTGAGGATGGCGGTAATGCCAGCATGAATGCCTACGCTGCTGGTCGTTCTAGCTTGGCTGACGAGATTGCTCTTGATGCTGCTCGCCGCCCTGATGAAACTATCTGGTATCCAGTATGAAACAACTCTCTAGTGCTGCTGTTGCTGCTCCCGGTTTCTATGGGCTTAATACCCAAGAGAGTGGAGCCGTGTTGTCTGATGGGTTTGCACTGGTAGCTTCTAATTGTGTCATTGATAAGTATGGACGTTTAGGAGCACGTAAGGGTTGGGTACAGAAGACAACAGCAACTGGCGGTCTTAATGGTGCAAACATCTATAGTCTTTTTGAATACTTGAATGCTGATGGTACATTTGATTACCTAAGTGCTGGTAACAATAAGCTTTGGAGAGGTGGAATTGGTGCTGTGCTTACAGACATAACACCAACCATGACCATTACAGATAATCACTGGCAGATGGCTTCTCTGAAAGACCATTGCTTGATGGTACAGAAGAGCACCCTTCCTGTATTATTTACAAGAGAAACAGGAAGTCCTGTATGCACAACCCTTGTGGGTCACACAGGACACGTTGGTGTTAGCTTCTCTTCTCCAGTGTTTGGTACTGGTACAAGCAATGCTCCTAATGCTTGCTTAGCTGCATATGGTCGCTTCTGGGTGGCAGGAAGCTCAGCCTATCCAACAACTGTGTTCTGGTCTACAGACATTGCTGATGACCATTTCCCTACATTTGATACTGGAGGCTCACGTACCTCTGGTAGTATTAACATAGCTTCTAAGCTTCCTAATAACACAGATGAAATTGTAGCCCTTGCTGCACACAATGGTTTCTTAATTGTCTTCTGTAAACAAAACATTGTCATTCTTAATGGTGCTGAGAATCCAGCCACAGCAATGACCATCTCTGATGTAATTCCAGGAATTGGCTGCATTGCACGAGATAGTGTACAGAAGACAGGTAATGATCTGTTGTTCCTAAGTGCTTCAGGTGTTCGTAGCCTTGGACGTACCATTCAAGAGAAGAGTATGCCAATGCGGGACATCTCTAAGAACATACGAGATGATGTGTTTGATGCCATAGCAAATACAGATGCTAAACTTATTAAGAGTGCTTATTCAGAGAAGTATGGTTTCTATTTATTGAGCTTTCCATCTAGTGCTTCTCCTCTTGTCTATTGCTTTGATTTAAAACAAGCTCTTCCAGATGGTGCTTCTCGTGTGACAACATGGAACGCCTATGCTGCTTATGCTTTCTCTGCTAATAGAGATGGCTCCTTATATGTAGGAAAGCCAGCAGGAATTGGTGAATACTCTGGATATCTAGATAATGGCTTGAAATATACATTCATTTATTATACAAACTACTTTGACTTTGGTCAACCAACAACCAACAAGATTGTAAAGAAGCTAGGCTTCGTGTTAATTGGGGGTGGCGGTCAACGCTTTGTTGCTAAGATTGGTTTTGACTATTCAAATAAATATAGTAGCTACCCTGTTGTTATGGATACAGGATCATATGCTGAGTATAACATAGCTGAATATAACATAGCTGAGTATTCTTCAGGCATTGTTATTGATGATGCTTCTGTTTCTGTTGGTGGTCAAGGAAAGATTATTCAAATGGGCTTTGAAGCTGAGGTGGCTGGTTCTCCTCTAAGCGTACAAAAGATGGATATATTTATTAAACAAGGAAAGATTTACTAATGAGTAACTATACTAAACTAACGGCTTACGATACAAAGGATAGTCTTACTACTGGTGATCCTTTAAAGCGTGTCAAAGGAACCGAGCTTGATGATGAGTTTGATGCCATCTCTACAGCCATTGCAACCAAAGCAAACTTAGCAAGCCCTGAGTTTACAGGAACTCCTACAGTTCCAACTGCTTCTGTTGGTACAAATACAACACAGGCAGCTTCAACAGCCTTTGTTCAAGCAGCTTTATCAGCCATCTATCCAGTTGGTTCTATCTACACTAATGCTACCAGTGCTGTTAATCCCGGAACACTGCTAGGCTTTGGTACATGGACTGCCTTTGCTGCTGGTCGTGTAATGGTTGGCTTTAATTCTTCTAATGCTTTGTTTGATACAGCAGAAGAAACTGGTGGTAGTGCAGATGCTATTGTTGTTAGCCACGACCATACCTTTAGCGCAACTACTGGTAACACTGATTTAAGCCATACCCATCAATATGGTTCTGCTGGTAACTGGGGTTCTGGCTCAGCCAATGCTTTTGATGCACGTAATTCGGGTTCCTTTACATCAGGTGCTGCAAGTGCAAACATGAATCACAGCCACACTGTTAGTGGTACAACAGCAGCTACTGGTTCTAGTGGCACTAACGCTAACTACCAGCCTTACATCACTGTCTATATGTGGAAACGTACAGCATGATCTTGTCTATTGGCTCAATAGATGATATAGAGAACTTTGATGAACTAGCTAAAGAACATTGGGATAGTTTTAATAATAAGAAGCCAACCTTTAAAAAAGAATTCTTAAAGACAGGCAAGGTTATAACAGCAAGAGATAATAAGGTTGTGGGTTATTTAATATACTTTGTATACAATAGTCCATACTATGATGAGAAGTGGTGTCAAGTTGATATGTATTACATACAGCCTAAATTCAGAAAACAAGGACTAGGAAGAAAGATGTTTACTATGTTAGAAAAACAAGCTAAAGAATGTGGATGTTCACGTATTGTTTCTAGTTTTAATTTGAAGCAACCACTAGAGCATTTTTATAAAAGCATTGGGTATGTTAATACTCATATTGCTGTAGCAAAGGAGATTTAAAATGCCATTTACAGCAGCATTAGTTGTAGGGGGAAGTCAGCTTCTTGGTGGATATATGGCAGGAGAGGCTGGCAAAGATGCAGCCGCTTCTTCGTTACAAGCAGGACGAGAGGCTAATGCAGCTAATCTAGAAGCAGCACGTCTAGCTGCTGAGTCTGCTAAGTTCAAGCCTTATAGTGTCACCTCTGGCTTTGGAAGAGGCTTCTTTGATACAGAGAAGAGCACTGCTGGTTATCAGATTGATCCTCGTTTAGCTTCCTTTAGAGATGTTCTCTATGGGCAAGCAGAGCAAACAATGGGAGGTCTTGGTACTCCTGAGCAACAAGCTCAGCAATATTACCAACAGCAGATGGGCTTGCTTGCCCCTCAGCGTATGCAAGAAGACATCATGGCACGTGAGAACGCCTTACGTACAGGGCGTATTGGCCTTGGTGTTTCTGCTGGCTATGGTGGTGCAGGCAATGTTTCTGGTATGTTAAACCCAGATGAGTTTGCACGTATGAGAGCACGTGAGCTTTCTAATGCACAGATTGCTAATGAGAGTACAACCTATGGTCAGAACTTAATTGATAAGCTCATTGCTCGTGGCACAGGATTGTTCACTGCTGGCGCTGGTGTTGAACAGCTTGGTATGTCTCCTCTGACAATGGGTGCTGACATTGGTAACAAGGCTTCAATCTCTCAAGGACAACAGGCTAATGCCTTGTTGCAAGGGGGATTGGCTGGCTCTAAATCATTGCTTGAGGGGGGCAACGCTGCAACTCAATATGGCCTTGCTAGTGACATTGGTCTAGCAAGGGGTGTGATGGGTGCTGGTAATGCCTTCAGTGGTATGTTCACACAAGCTCCTCAACAACCACAACAGCCACAAATGAGTAGCTCTTATTATTCAAATCAAAATGCATACAATCCAAGCCCCTTTGGTGCACGTTAAGGAATAAACATGGCAACAACAGTTGAAGGTCTTTTTAATTTACCAACACAACAGCAGGCTGCTCAGCAATACTATGAGGGTTTGTTAACCTCTCCGGGTCAAATGAACAACCTCAGTTTGATGCAACAATTATCAGCATTGGGAGCTAACGCTGGTGCTAGTATAGGCTATGCTGGTGGTCGCTTGTTAGGTGGTAAAGCCCCTGATGAGGTTCGCATCCAAGGGGTGAACGAAGCAATGGCAGAAGCCACACGTATGGGTGGTACAGATGCTGAGATGTATTCCAACCTTGCTAAGGGCTTAGCTGCTCGTGGGTTGACACAAGATGCTATGGCTGCAACAGAACGTGCTCGTACAGCTAAGCGTGATGAACAAGCAATGACATTGGCAGCAAGCCAAGAGGCTCGTGCTGTTAAGGGTGATATTCGTCTTGACGCACAAGAAGGGCGCAATGTTGCTGCTGAGGCACGTACTGCTGAAGAATTCACGCAGAAGAGAACTAGGTTTGAACAAGAGTCACAGTTGTTCCCTAACGTCTTGAAGAAGAGTGGTTTAGAAGTGCTTAATTTAGAAGAAGCGCAACGTGGTGATGTTGGTAATATAAGGTATTTGGAACAATCGGTGGCAACAGGTGTTGATCCAAGTACTGGAAAAATATTAATGCCTCAAGACCTTGCTGTTGCCAAAGGAAAGATTGTTGATATTAAAACAAAGCTTGCAAATACACAAGCTGAGATTAATATGAAGAGAGAGCATTACCAAGCACAAGCAAATCATTGGAAAGCAATGGAAGCACAAGGAGCTTCTTCTAATGCCCTTGCACGTGAGAAGATGAACCAAGAGAACTTCTCAAAAGAAGCATTCATTCAAGTTCCTTCTGAGTTTCCCGGTCAGCCCCCTCAAAAAGTATATGTTGGCAGTAAAAATAAAGAGGGTAAGGTGCGTGGCAAAAATGGTTTATTCTATGATAATGAAAATGAAGCAGCTATAGCACAGGGTCTAGGTACTACCTCTGCTGCTGCTCCAGCGACAACCCCTGCTCCTGCTGCTGAACAACCAACTAATGTAGATAGACGTGGTGCATGGGATAGACTTATGAATAATCCGCAGCCTGCTGCTGCCCCTGCTGCTAAAGTTCCTGCTAATACAGCACCGGGCTGGTCAGATAAGTATAAACAATAAGCATGGCAACTACACTAAGC